TATTTTCTTTTATTCTTTCGTCAGAACCGTAAGAAGTCCGTTTTAAAATTACTGCTTGGTTTGAATAATAGTTAATATAAAAAATTCTTCCGGTACCGTTGCTGTTTCTAGCGTCTATATGGTGTCCTCCGTTTTGCCAGTTACAATAACTACCACCTGAAGCATCTTTACTTATTTGCAAATCTCCATTTAAATATCCAGCAAATCTATAATGCCTCATACTTGAAGAGTCTGCTTCTCCTGCTGTGCCACCATTATACCTAAACTTAATAGGCTCATTATATGAATTTAAAAAAGTAACTCCACTTGCTGCTTGACTAAGTGCATATTGTGTTGTCCCTGTCATGTCAACATGAGAAAGCTGTAGAGCGTCTGTAAATCTTGCATCAATTCTTGTCCGACCAAAAATACTAGTTCTATCCTGGTCATTACCTATAATTATAGTTTGCCCTATTATATCAGTAGAAGTTGTTATAGTGTCTTGTTTTGTGTTTATTTCATTAGTAACAGCTTGGTTTTCAACTGGGTTAGTTGAGGTTGTGCTTAGTGTCGAATCAACTGTAACAGTTGAGCCACTAGCATTTAAATCTATATTATTAGCGTGAACCAATATTGTACCACTAGTTGCACTTGTGACAACGGTTGCAACACATATTGCAACATTTGACCCTGTTGGTTGTGTATTTGTTAAATTACCTGCTGAAGTAGTAGAAGGATATAATTTGTCACCTACCGAATATGAGCTTGTATTAAGACCAGACAGATATCCATACCTTAATATTTTGCCATTGCCACTCCCAATTGTCGTAATTGCTAACCCTACAAAATCTCTAGCATTTTTAGTCCCATCAGCAATAAACTTTTCATATTGTGCAACTCCTGACACTGTTACGCCATTTAATGAAACACATTGACCCACTGTAACTGCTGTGCTTGAATTTAACACAACATCTTGATTTTGCCCTATATAATGTATTTTTCCAGTATCATTATATAGCCTTAGTGTATCATAAGTCATATCATATGACATTTCCCCTAAAGCACCAATTGGGCTTGGATTATTAGTATCCCAGTCAATCATTGCGGGGTTTATTATTTCATTCCCATCGCAATTTAAATTGCCTCCCAAATAAGGGTTAGTGTCATCTTCTAAAGACTCTAATTTATTATTTAGTTGAGTTTGTATATTACTAGTAACGCCATTTAATCTTTGAAATTCATCATTACTAATAGTTCCATCAGCTATATTAGCCGCATTGGTTGTGTCTATGGTTGCCGAAGCTGCTAAGGTTGGTTTATTTAAAATAAAAGCATCGTTACTTGTGTCAGTCTCAGTCCAGTTTGCTTGAACATTTGCCTCTCCACTTCCACCTCCACTTACATTTAAATCTATATTATTAGCATTTACCCATATGCTCCCATCTGTTGAGCTAGTTAGAACCGTGGCTGTTGCTATAGCTACATTTGACCCTGTTGGCTGTGTAGTTGTGAACCCACCTACAGTGCTAGAACTTAAATATAAAGTATCGTTTACAGTATAACTACTAGTATCAAAATGATCTAGCCTACCAAATCTTATAACTTTTCCGTCTCCTGATTTATTAATAGATTCTGTTGTAATACCTAAATAATCTTTTGCGGCAATAGTTCCATTAGCTAGCATAAAGCCTATTGATATTTTACCGTTAACTATGCCAGCCTTATAAACCGCAACACCACTAGATAATGCAGCCCCTGTTTGATTCGTTACATGTATTTCAGTGGTCTGACCTATTAGTATTTCACCTATATCATTTTTAAGCTCCAAAGTATCATAAGAAGTATTGTAATTAATATCTCCTATATTTGTTAAACTATTAGAGGGCGTACTTCTTAAATTTAATAAATCTACTGCTTCAATTTTTTTATCATTAGCGTCTAAATGTCCACCTAACACTGGCGCTGTGTCAGCTTCTACACTTGTTATACCCCCACTTACATTGTCTATTTGTGTTTGTATATTACTAGTAACACCATTTAAATATTGAAATTCTGTATTACTTACAGTGCTATTAGCTATCTTGAGTGCATTAATATTATTTGGCAACCTGCTTACATTTAGCGTACCACTAATTATATTGGTGGCGTTCGTCGTGTCTGTAGTTGCAGAATTTGCTAAATTTGGTTTATTTGATATTTGAGCGTCACCAGAAGTAGCTGTCCAATCAGCATTTACATTAACTTGTGCGCCTGTTGCTATACCATCTAACTTACTTTTTAAAGTTGATGTCAAGTGCTTATTTGTAGTTCCTTCGGTAATATCATCTAAATCATTAGCATTTAAATCAAAATATCTTCCATCTAAATCAACTGTTACAGTTGAGCTATCACTCATTGTCAGAGTCAATACTCCATTACTAGTATTAAAACTTGCTGAACTAACAGAAACGCCAGAGCCTCCAGAACCACCAGAGCCAACTTCTGCAAAGCTAGTTCCATTATGAAATTTTAATTTATTGTCTGTTGTGTTATAATATAAGCGACCGCTACTTGAGCCACCTGGGTCACTAGAAAGATTTTCAATTACAACATCCTGAATCTCATTACCTTGTAAATTTACACTTCTAAATTCTTTTTTTGAGGTAGCCATAATAACAATCTTATATTTAAGGGAGGTGACAATATGTCGCCCCCCTTTTTTTAATTAATTAGTTTCTAATAATAATACGACCAGAAAATTCTAATCCAGTATTAACAGAAACAGTAACATTACCAGATGAAGCAATCGAAACTTCAACACCGCTTGTTACGTCGTCTCCATTACTGTCTTTAACAGTTACGACCAAATCTTCGGTTGCTCCTACTCCATGCGTTGCTGCAGCAATAGTTAAGTCACCAGATGAAAAGTCAGCCCCAGCAAAAGCAGCAGCGTATTTATTGCCTAGCTTATCCGCTGTCACTGCATCATCAGCAATTTTTGCTGTTGTGATATTAGCATCAACAATTTTAATGGTTGAAACTGAATCACTCGCAAGCTTTGAGTTAGTAATATTAGCGTCAATTACGTTTGAAGTGGATACAGAATCCGTTGCTAACTTAGCGTTAGTAATATTAGCATTTAAAATCTTTGCGGTTGTTACACTTGAATCTAAAATTTTAATTGTTGATACTGAATCGCTAGCTAATTTATCATTAGTGATATTTCCATCAATTACGTTTGAAGTTGAAACAGAATCCGTTGCTAACTTTGAATTAGTTACCTGAGAATCAGCAATTTTTGCAGTTGTTATTCCAGCATCTTTTAGTCTTAAAGTGTCTGCATTAATTTCAATTGAACTATTATCAACATTAACATTGATTGTATTTCCAGATTGTGAAAGACCATCACCAGAAGTAAACGCACCAGCTCCTGTAAATTGTGTAAATACAAGATCAGTAGTTCCTATAGTTGGAGAATCGCCACTTGCTAAAACAAGCCCTTTGTCTCCGTAAGTTGTACCAGCTTCAACAAAACAAAAAGAATTAGCTTTGATGTCGTCTGTAGTGTCAAAATCCGAAGTTCTAGTTAATACAAAAGCATTAGAAGCATCACCAACAGTAGTAACGGTATATATACCATTCTCTGCTGCGTCTGCTTGATCTTGTATTAATACTCTTTCATCTGCTACTAAGGTTACTCCATCAATAGCTGCCAAAGCTCCGTTTGCGTCTCCTGTTAAAGTTGCACCAACGCCAGATGTCCCATTGTCATAAGTGCAAGCTGCAAGTGCTGTAGTTGTAGCGGCTGCAACTGCTAACTTAACATTTAAACCTTCGGTTGCTGTTTGCGTGTAAGATATAATCTTGCTTGCTGACCACAAGTTGCTTGAAGTAGATGAGCTGTCATTGATAAGGTTAGCAATATTTACTTCTAAAGTAACATTACCTTCTGTTCCTGACGTTACATTAACTGTTCCGTTTCCATTGTCTGCAATGCTTGTAATATCACCTGCGAAACTTTCAAAGTTTGAACCATCGTAATAATAAAGTTTGTTGTCGCCAGTGTTGTAATAAAACTGCCCTTCAACTGGACTGCTTGGAGCGGATGCTAAATTATGAGCTACTGCGTTTTGTATCTCATTTTTTTGAAGATCTATCGATCTATAAAATTGTTTTGAATTTGCCATAAAAGCCTCTGATTAAAAATTAAAAATATATTACAGCCCCACTAAAAGCACTTGTTGATGAAACTCTAAATTCATTACTTGAGATAACATCAATATCAACTCCCGAGGTAATATATTCTCCACCCGAATTTAAAACTTGTATCATTAAAGTTTTATTCAAGTTGTGAACAACTGTAATTTCTGATTGGTTAGAAAAAGTAACTTTATTAACCGCTACTCCAATCTGACCTGTAACTCCTTGTTCTAATATAGCCATAATCAAACCGTAACAAACGCATTAATACTAGTGCTTGCACCAACTCCGCTTAAAGCTAATCTATATTGCATTCCTGGTGAATAATTCACCGCAATTTGACCAGTCGCCGAAATAGCTGTATCGCCTGTGCTTGTGAAATCATCACTACTATTATTAGTTTTACTCTGAAAATCTATGGTAGCACCATCAAAATTTCCGCTTATTTTAACGTAAGTCTTGCCATTTGCTCCAAAAATATCGCTGTTTCCGTTTGTTGTTTGATTAAAAAATATTTGCCTTGCTTGTCTTGCCATAATTTACCTGTTTATTTATATTCGCCTAATAATAAATTTACTCTTACATCTGCATTACTCGTGTGTGCTTTTGCAGCTATTACAAGTAAATCATATTCTGAGCTGTTAAAATAGGATCTGCTTAATTTTATTGATGTTCTAACTGCATCACTAACAACTGAACCCTCTTTATTACCAACACCTGTTGTTGCTATATCACTTACTACTGGAAGCCCTCCGCTAATAGAGACTGACGTGCCTGTTTGTGCATAGTCATATTGAGTCAAGCTTGAGCTGTGCGCACTATTCCAACTTGCAGTACCACCGCTAATTGTTGGATTTAGAAAAACTTCCCAGGAAACATTGTTAGTTTCTGCTGTAACAGATATATCTAAAGGGATTATGCACCCTGTGTTTTGTATTGAATTAAATAGCTCTTTTGGCCTTATGTTTAAAACTGGCCTTGAGGTTGTATCTACTGTTATTGGGCTAGGGTTATGAACGCTAACTTGATAGATAGGATTATTAAAACCTCCTTCACTAATTACAGTTGAGCATATTTGAGTCATGAAGGTATTACTTGCAGAAATAGCTGTATTTTCTAGCTCATATCTAATTGGCAAGTTTGCAGTACTCATATATGGCAAGTTTAAATTATTTGCATTCCTAAATTCATGACAAACAACATATTGACCATCAATTACAAAACCAACTCTTACCCTCCCAATTGACAACCATTCTAAATCAATAAAAAAAAGCTGAGGCTTTTCAATATCCAATACAATTCCTGACTTGCTTAAATCTCCACCATCTAAAGCATCAACATTAAAATCTGATTGTGTAACTTCATTATTTACTACACTACCACTCGCCTTGCTTCTTCTTACAACTTTAAAAGTACTTGTTGACTTCGTTCCTGTTTGCTCAAAATAAATACCATTATTATCATCAAAATAGCCAATTTTTGAAGATACATTTGCTTTTGCTGCTAGTTTACCAGTCATTAAAATCAACAAAGATTTACCTGGCTGGTATCTATTGTAAGTATGCTGTTGCCTTATTATTTTGTCATTATTTGCAGTCGTAACATTCATTTGAACGCTTGACTCATTAGGCAAGTGAGTTGAAGTGGCCGCGCCTGTGAGTGACTCTTCCCACGCTCCATAATCGCTTGAACTCCAAATATCTTTTGAGTATTGCAGTTGATTTTCAAACTCTGTAAAAGGGCTTGATACTCTTAGTCTGCCAAAAGCGTCTAAATTTGAGCTATCTGCAAAAGTGATTTTGTTGCTTTTCAGTATTGTTGATGCCATCACCCCCCCGCTCTTGTTTGAAGTCTAATTGAAATATCTGCGGTTTGAGTCATGTCTGAAACAATCTTTAAATATTTCCAAGCTAAGAAGTCATCCCTTCCAAAAGAAACAACACTTTCACTTTTAGCATCTATTACAATTTTTTCATTTGCATTATTTTGTAAACTGTAAAAATTAACCTTATCTACAGAAACTTTAAAAGCTATTTTTTCCCCTTGAAAATCGCTAGGTATTACTAAACCAACTATCGAGGTATTAAGCAAATCAACAATTTCAGAAGTTGAATTATTTTCAAGCATATCGCAATCAATTTCACTCATTAAAGATTGTTGAAATGTTCTTGATATTTGCCTTGCCATTAATTTTATTTAGTTTTTTTGTTTTCAGGTGATGATTTTAACGCTTTGTTTTTAATTTTAGCATCTAATATAGATTTTCTTTTTGCTACATCATCAGCTTTTGCTTTTGCTTTTGTATCGTCTATTTTCGGCTTTTCTGTTTTTTTAGTGTTTTCTGGGCTTGTTCCCCAACCTTCTTTTAAAAAAACCTGAGCAAGATCTTCATAAATATCATAAACATTTCCTGCCTTATATTCTTTTGTTGAAACGCCCTTCTCGCATGCTGCTTTTATATCTTTTGTAACTTCAATTTTCATAGTTTTATTTTTGTTAAATTAGGAGGGTCTAGCCCTCCTAAAGTTATTTTTAGTCTACTGGGTTATGTCTAGCACTTCCAAGTATTGCAATTGCACCAACTGTTAAGCTTGCAGAATTTGCAGTAACAACGCTTGCTTTGATGTATTGTTTTTTAGACAAAACACCAATTCTAGTTGTTGCATTAGCTGCATCAACTTTAGTATCAGCTTCTAAACCGATTAAATCAGTATCAGCAACATCTGTAAAAGTTCCACCAGATGTGTCAGATTCTTGAATTAACAAAGTTGCATCACCTGCTGTTACAGCACCAGCTTGTAAAACTAAAGTAACTGATTCGTAACCAGCTAAATCAATCTCATTTCCTGCTGTTGTAGTATCGCTTGCAATTGCTTGTATGTTAAAAGCATTTGTTTGCTTAATGTTGTTTTTTAAATCAACGCTTGCCATTTTATGACCTCAAAAAAAATTAATAAAAGGAGGCCGAAGCCTCCGTATTTAGTTATGCAGCAATTTTTAATATTTTTATTGCTTCTGGTAGTACAACTTGACCGCCTACTCTTTTGTAAAAGTTAAATCTTCTTACACCGCTAATAGCCTGAGTATAAGGATCTTCAAGAACTGTTACATCAGTTGAGTCAACTATGTAATATGCTTTTCTAAAATCACCGATAATAATAGGCTTTGCATTTGCAGCAACATCTGGCATATCATTACCGAGTACATATGGAACACCTGCAATTGTGTTAGGTAAAGAACCAAGACCCATTTGTAGCAAATATTGTCCGTTGTTGTCTTTTAAAGTTCTAACATGTTGATGAAGTGTTTTTCTATTCATCATGTAAGTTAGATCATAACCAGCTTTAATTTCTCCTTGTATTTCAAAAAGAGAATCGGCAGTTAATTCAGAGGCGTCACCACTGTTATAAGTTGCAACATGTTCATTAGACAATAAACCTTCTGGTTTTTTAACTCCATTACCAGAAACGAAAGCAGCTCCTTCAATTCTTGCAAAGTCTTCAGCAACATCTGAGCTAATTTCTTGTCTCATGTTAAAAGCTGAATCTTGAAGCATTTCAACAGAAATATCAGAGTAAACCATCATTTTATTTACTGAGATTTTTTCCATTCCATAAGTGGAATTAGAAGAAGAGGCAGCTTCAATTTCGCCAACCCATCCACCTGAAACTAATCCAGTTCTTTTAGGGATTTCGATTTCTTTTGCACTAGTTCTAATTACTCTTGCTACTTGTCTAACTGGTGAAATTTCAGTAATATCTTTAATGATTTCGTTTACATATTCAGCAGGTGCTAGGTATCCGCCGTTTGTGTTTACGTCAGTTCTTAAAGTTTTTTCTTCTAAAACTCTTGAGTATTCTTTTTCTCCTAAAGATAGGAATTTTTCAAAAGATTTTAATTCTTTGCTAGCTTCTTCTTTTTTCTCGCCAACTAAAGAACCTCTTTTAAGTTCAGCTTCAATGTCATTGTATTTAGCCTCTAAATCTTCTCTTGAAGCTTTTTCTTCATTGATTTTTTTTACTAATTCTTGATTAGCATTTTCTTGTTTCTCAAGTATAGCTTCCAATTTAGCTACTTTTTCTTGATTAACGCTTTTCTTTTCAAACTCAGATCTAATTTCTTTTAGAGCTGAATTGATTTCAGTCATGTTGATTTCAGTCATGTTATAAACTTTTTAAATCGTTAATAAAATTGTTGAGTGTTAAGGTCACATCCTGACCACGAATTACATCACGCAACTCTTTAACTTCATCCACAACATCGCGCTGTTTTGAAAAATCCTTAATTTTTGATATGAATGATTTCCTTTCTTTTTGAGAAAATTCACATTTTACTTTAAGGATTGTCTCGATGTCCTTCATGCAAGTAATTTCTTGCACGGACTTTATTTTAATATTTTCTTTTTGCTTTTCGCTTTCAACAAAATCATTTGCCATTTTAGCAAAGCAATCTTTTAAAATTACTTCTGCTTCATCTTTGTTGTTTTCTGGCAAATATTTTGTTATGTCTCTAGATTTGAAGGCCTCAACTACTGCCAAAGGATTCATCGGCATTGAAACAAGAGATACTTCAAATAAATTAACTGATTTAATCCTTCTGATTTTGCCTTCGAACTCATCATCATTAACCATGTACCCGATAGACATACTGTCAATAGATCCGCATTTCATTTGTGGAATTACCCGACCTTTTACAAAATCATCATCTTTTGGAAGTCTAGCCTCAATATACAAGCCTTTCTCATCTTCATATGCTTTAATAGGCATTCCAATCGGCTCACTCATTTTGTGCTGCCATAAAATTTTAAATTTGTTTTTTTGCAAGGTATCTTGAAAAGCTCCCTTTTCGATTACATCATTTCCTAAATCAATATTGCCGAATGTTGAGGCATAACCTTTAAAATAAAAATATTCTCTGTCTTCGTTGTAATCTTTAACTTCAAAGTAAAATGATTTATATTCTTTGTTCATGTTATTATTTTTTTCTGTTGTGTTCATGGGATGACCTTTTGGTAATAAATCAGCGTCATGCTTTCCGTTTCTATATCTGCCATTTTTAAGAGCATATAAAAAAGAGTTTACTCTAGCCATCGCCCACTGCTCAGGACTTGACACGCTAGGCCTTACGCTTGAAGGGTTTGTGTTAAAAGCTCCGACGCCTCTATTAAAAACTTTCTCAAGTGTATTTAAGCTTGTTCTTTTTGAAGCTACGTCTCCAACCTCTTCATTGTGATCTTTTACTTTGTTCTTCAATCCTTCTTTAACCTTGTCAGAGACTTTCTCTTCGATAAAATCATCAATGTTTATAGTTTTTTGCTCATCAATTTCTTTTGACTTTCTTAAAGCCCAATTAACGCCCTCCGTACCTCCCCAAAGCAACCAAGCAATAGTTCCAGCTGTTTGCCCTCCGTCCGACTCTCTTTTCTCAGGTTTGTAATCGTTTCTAAATCTATTAAATCTTGCCATTGCCTTTATTAAATCATCAGAAAGATTTCCTCCCTTTGATATAGACTTTGCAGAATCAACTCCGCTTCTTATGCCTTCTGATCTAGCTTCAGCAGATGATAAACCGCCCCTATTATATTTTTTTCTAAGCTCTAACCCTCTTTTTGCGTTGGCTTGAGCTGCTTGAGGTGGTTTTTTATCAATAGCCATAAAGTTTTTTTTATAATCAATGATACTCTAAACTAATTCAATTAAAAGTTGAAAATTGTGATAAAATATGGCAATATTTTTAATAAATTTTATATCATTAAAAATGAATGAAAAAATTATTAATTATTTAAGAGAATTTGAGTTTTTTAAACATGTTCTTAAAACAACAAAGGTTTGCGACGGTAAAATTGGAGCTTTTTGTATTAATAATGGGGTTGGTTCAAGATCTTACGGTGCTTGGAAATATCACGGTGTGCCAAAAACGATAAGATATGCTCTTATGAAAGAAATTGAAATGCAAAATCTATTAGTGAGATTAAAAGGATCTGACTCACAAAATATCATCACTCAAGACATGGTTTTAAGCTCATATGAAGATATGAATAACAAAGCTTAATTAGTTGTGTAAGTTACTAAACATCTACAATTGATTATGTTTTTTGCGCTTCCTGCTGGGTCTCTTGGATACTTTAAGCTTTCACCATCAACAATAAAATTTTCTTGTATATTAACAATTTGACCGTCTGCGGCTCTGTGTGCTAATCTTGTTTTTGAGTCTAATATAGCAACCCACTTTTTTTGCGTTGAAATTAACTTGCCAGTTGATGAGATAAACTCAGCATTATTAATTATCTCAGCTTCTTTTTCTCTTGACCACGCCTCCGCAAGTCCTACATTTTGAAAAGATATTAATTCACTTCGTGCAACTGCATCATCTTTAATTTTTTTGCGTAAGTTTTCTGCAACTATAATTGATTTGTTTTTATTTAAGTCAGCAATAGCTCTGTCAGCATTTCTAATTCTTCTTTCAAGTTTTAATCTTTCGCCATTGTCATCTGATCTTGCTAGTTGATCAATTAGATTGTTTCTTTCTTTTTCTTTGTTGAGTATTAAAGCACCAAAAGCAGCAACTCCAAAACTAACGGCTTTATTGATTTCTTTTTCGTTTGTTTCTGTAATTAGATCAGCTTGTTTTTCGCTCTCATTAGCTATAAATAATGTGGCCTCTTTATTAAACTCTTTATTAATATCCTCTACCTTATCATCTAGATCTGCATCAATAACCTCTATTGATTGTTTTAAATTTAAATCTAACAACTTTTTTTTGCTTTCTATATCAAAGATTAAGTTGTGTTTTTTTTGCAAGTCTTCTCTACCTACAAAACCGAACTCTTTTATACCTTTCCTTATTATTTTCCTAATTAAAAACAAAAATTCAGCTCTGTAGTTTTTGGCTATATCTTTAGCATCAACAAAACTATCGCTTTTATATAGATTCTCAGTATCCGTAGCCATTATATTAAATAACGACCTTAAATCGCTGTAAAACTTAGCCTCAAGAACTCGCTTTCTTCTGTCTATTGATTCTGGGCTTTCGTTATCTAGCTTTAAATTAACCATAGTAATCTTGCGCTAAACTTTCTACTTCATCATTGCTAAACATGAGATTATTATCTGCATCTCTTTGTTTTTTCAGCATATAGACAAAATCTTCTTTAAGATTTTTCTTTGCAGGTGTTTCTCTATTATCTACAGTGTATTTATCCTGACCTATTGGTATTAAATTTAAAGGTTGATATATAGAGTCGCCGCCCTCAATATCTTCATAACCAAGCTTAGATCTAATTTCGTTAGTTGTTAAAACACCACTCTTCTTAAGTGTTTCAATATTGCTATATTGACGTGGTCTTAACGCTAATATTGTGGACTCGTCATAATCAAGCTTTTGTGTTTCACTTTCTGAATATCTAATAAGCAACTCTTTATTTAAAAACTTCAACACTTTGCTAAACAAAGGAATAACGCAATTGTCATAAAAGTTAAGCTTGGAAGTCTCCATATTTGCAAGGCTCATATGATCAGGGCTAATCATAGGCAATGGGATTTTTAAAGCGTTGTATATAGCAACTTGAGTTTGTATTTTTAATTTTGCAAAATCCATATCTTTTATTGATTCTGACAATTGCTTAAAATCAAAATCGCCACCTAAAAACATTGTATTTCCTGAATTTTTAGCACCTGAAAAAGTTTTTTGTAAGCCTTCTTTTATTCTGTTTGTAGCTTCATCTGAAACAGCCTCGCCTCCTTTGTATGTCAATATACCACTTGGTCGCCCTTGATTTTTCAAGGTGCTGTTGTTATGTATTGAAGCTAGTAAATATTGCGTGATTTCTAACTCTATAGGCTGTATATAAGAAACGCCTCGCAAGTTGTTTGAGTTATATTCTGGGTTATAGGTTTTTAAATGAATAATTTCATTACCATTGCTTGAATAGTATCTTTTGTTTTTTCTTTTGAATGTTCTTGTTTGTGTATTAGATGACACTTTATAAGTATCTGGATAACCATCCCTACTTGAGGCATTAATAGTAACATATTGGCTAGGTATTACATATATTTCAACTGGTCTTGAGCTTCCTATGATTTCAATAAAGCAATCACCACTTAATAAAAAGTTGCTTATTATTGCCTCAATAAACAAATCACCACTTGAGAAAGGATTTGGATTTTCTAAAAGTTCAAGCACTGGATGATTATAAACAAACTCATCTTTCTTCACATCTTTTAAAACAATGTCTATGCTGTTTATATTATCTGCAATTAGTTTAATCGCTGTAAAAAGTGGGCTGCTCTTATAGTAGTATGAAATATACTTGTTAATATTTGAGCTATTAAACACATCGTAAGAGCCTAGCAAGAAAAATGATAGGTCGTTAGCTTCATATGACTTTTGCTCTATGTTTGATTTTACAATTGATTTAAACATTTTCTAAAACCTTCTTAAATATACAAAAATAAGAAACGACATTGATATAAAAGATAAGCTTTTAAACATGGTGAAATAGTTGTAACATTGAAACAAAGAAACAAAACCAATTAACACAAATGCTAACATTACAAAAATCAGTAAGTTATCAAGCATAACCCCTATGTTGTAGCTGGTTAAATACTCTTGTAATTTTTCAAACATTTTAAAAACTAAAAACCTTAATGTCGTTCTTTCTCTTAATATATTCACTAAGAGAATACCTCAGACTATCTATACAATGGTTATACTTATCCACAACCATTGGTAGTATTTCGCCCGAATTTCGGTCTATTTTAAACGAATATAATTTAAATTCATCAATTGTTTTCTTGCAGCGTGGATGAATTACTACTTTTTCAAAGTCTTTTATATAATCAATTCCAGCCTTTACTGATCCATCACCTTTTGCAGCAGGATTAATGTTATAATCTTTAGAGCGTAAAAAAGAAATTATATCTGGCCTTGCTGAGTCGCCATATATAACGCCTTCTTTTGACCCTGGAACTAATTCAAAAAGCTGTGGCAGTTCTAAAATCTCTATCCCTACTCCATAACCTTCATGATCTATATATAAAACTCTATCTTGAATAAAGCATCTAATTAAAACTGTCGGATCTTCTGCAAAGCCCCAATCCGCACCATAAAAAAAGCGAC